CAGTTTGGTTATAGCGAAGAGCAGATTTCAGATCTTATGGAAGAACTTAAGCAATGACAAGACAACAAAGAATTGAAGCTGCTGAAAAGCGAATCGAAGAACTTAAAAAACTTATTGATGAATGGACTAAAAAACTATGAGATACATACTTGATGTCTCAGGACATGACCTAAAACTTATCAGGGCTTCTATTGTTAACTTTCAAAGATCATTGGAAATATCAGATCAATCAGAATTTGACACTTTGATTGATGATCTTGATGAATGTTTTTTTAGAATATCAAGACAGAAAAAATTACAACTTAACAACAAAGTAAAAAGAAAATGGGGTGCTAAAAAATGAAATGTCTTTACAAGGAACTTACTCAAAGAAAGAAGTTTCTTATTGCTAAGTTATGGAATGAGATAGCAGGCATTGAACATTTGTGGTTTCAAGCGGAAATAACAGATGAAGAATATGGAATGAGGTATGACCAGATAACAGCAAGAATTAGAGAGTTGGAAGGATGAGTAACCCTCAAAAACGAAAAGGAGATAAAGCTGAAAGAGAAGCAGCAGAACTTTTAACAGAAGTTACAGGCTTTGAATGTCAAAGGAATCTAAGTGCAGGAATTCCTGGGGATGTAGGAGATATTTTTGGAGTGCCAAATTGCGTGATACAGGTGTGCGACTGGGCTGACAAAAATAGAGCTTGCCTTGTTAAACCTAGAGAAGTAGAAACACAAAGAGAAAATGCAGGTGTGGACTTTGTTGCAAGCATGGTCAGGTTCAGAGGTGGACAATGGAGAATTGTGCTAACACCAGAACAATTCAATACTTTGTTACAGGCAGCATTGCAATAAGTTTACATTCTTGTAAATAATGATGTAATATAAAACAACAGTAAACTTTCTTACTTTATGACCACAAAAACCCCTTCCTCTTTATCGGAAGCTCTTGCTATCTTTCAATCGAAAGTAAAAGCTGCTGATAAAAATGGTAAGGCTAAATTTCCGCAACCTCGTACTTATTCTTTACTTGAAGATGTTATCAAAGCACTTCAACCTGCTACTGAATTAGGTCTTTCTCATACTCAAACTTTTGATTTCGTTCCTCTTGAAGGAGGTAATGTTCTTACTATTTTGATTACTACTATTTATTTCAAGGATCAGAAACTTGAAAGTAAATTACCTTTGAAAGATATGAATGGTAATAATGTTTACCATGATCTCGGAATAGCTATTACCTACTCTCGGAGATATGCTCTCGCTGCTGCTTATGGTATCGGTTCAGAACATGATGATGATGCTGTATCTTTAACTTCAGCACCAGAGAAAGAAAAAGGTACAAGAACAACTCCGACTAAACCTAAACAGAAACTTGCTCCTGTATCTGAGAAAGCTAAGACTCATCCTCCGATAACTACAGAAGCTAGAAATCTTATTGTTGATCAACTTAAAGAGTTAAATTCTCTTCATCCTGAGAAAGCAAGAGAACTGGCAGATTCTTTTAAAAAAGAATTTAATGTTCCTAAAGTTATAGGTCACATTACTGAAGCTAGACATGGAGAGTTCATAGCTCTCGCTATATCAAAAATAGATGAAAGCCTATGAATATAGATGACAGTAACAATGCTAGGGAAGAAGTATTAAAAGAACTTCTTCTTCGCAAAAAACAGCGTAAAAAAGATTGGAACAGAAATGTTCTGAGCGTCAGAACTAATGACGAACTCGCTGCTCAAATCAAGGTTTATTGTGATAAAAATAAAATCTCTTTAAACCAATTCTTAAACACATTATTAACCAAATTTTTTAATTAATCATGCCTGACTTTAATCCAGCACTTTCTCTACCTATCAAATGGTCTATCGGAGAAGATAAGTTTAGTGACAATGACGAAGCTAAAGTGTTAACTTTGACAATTCCTGTTGACTCTTTACCTCAGTTCATAGATCATTTAAAAGCACTAAGCTACACAAAACAAAAACAAGGCGAAGTTTATGATTTCAGCAAAAAAGAAAAGGTTAAAACTCAATGTGTATATATCAACGCTAAAGGCTTGGAAGGACAGTACGGATTATTTGGTAACATTAATCCACAGAAAATAGAAAATGCTCCTGTAACAGATGACTTGCCTTTCTAAAAATAAAGATGAGTATTTAGTTAAAGATCCTAACTTAAATGTTCATTTTAAAATCATAAATGGTGTACGCTACTGGCTTACACCTCCTCCTTCTGGCTATAAACAATGATTAAACCAAAAGATTCTGTTATTAAATTACGCAAACTAAAAGAAATAAGACGTAAAAACTTAGAGAAAAACTTATTGGACATTCAACTCAAAGGACAAGATCACTATGTCTTTATCAAAGAAAATGGTAAAGCACAGGTGGTTTTTAAAGATGGAGAATGGGTTGCAGAACATATAAGGACTGCAATCCTTAAATTTAATTATGAAGTAGACAAGATAGGTAAATTATCAATAAAAGATTTTACTGATGATGAAATTAATGAATATGAAAAAATTTCTTTATAGGATTAGTTTTCTTTTCTTTTCTTACTTGACTCACAACAAGGTTAGCTTCTAATTCTACTAACCTTCCTAACATCGCAGCAAGAAATAAATCTTGTTCTAGTTTATGTCTTACGAGATGAGTACAATACCTTTTTATATCAATTACATTATCACTTGCCATAATTTCTCTACAACGCATTTCAACATCTAACTTCATTTCTAAAGGTGCTGGATCAACGTCAATATTGAGAAATTTTTTGATGTTCATTTTACTGGGAATAATTTTTCTTCCATCATTTTGACAATGGCATCATCAACATCATTATCAGACTTAGCAGCAAGATCCTTTAAAAGACTTACAGCAGCTTTGCGTAATGATTCAGATTTACCAAATTTGATAAACAAACCGATTAAAAATTTTGACATGATGTTTTATGTTCTTTCCCAAACATAACAAACATTAGTCGTTTTGACCTTCTATACGACTTACGGCTCTTTCTAATCTGTTTATTCTGCTAAATAATTCAATAATATCTCTATCTCTTCTGTTACTTACATTAGACAAAACCATCAAAAACGCAGTAGCACCAGCACCTATCAGGGCTGCATATATCTCAGGCATTGATTTAAGTTATAATTATGCTTAGTATGACTAATAAATTTAAGTTATGACAGACAAAGCAATCGGAAATAAAAAAGAATTAGATGATGATAAGCCTGATTATCAGGAAAAAATAATGTTCTTAGTTAGCACTACTGCTCAAGGAGCTATTCTTTCTTGGTGTTTAATCGTCTTATCTCTTGGATATATAAAACTTCCCAATAAACTATTTGGTATGGATATTCCAGATCAACCTAGAGTAGATAGCACATTTGCAGCAGGTTTATTAGGAAACATATTAGCTGGATGGGGTGTTTCTGTTGGGGCGGCTACAGGAGCAAAAAAGAAAAAGAAAGAAGGAGAAGCAATAAATAATACAAACACAAGTGGCCAGCAAACTATAATTATAAAGCAACCGATTGAGTTGATAACAAGTAAACCTGATGTAATCAGAGTTGATCCGATTACTGGAAAAAATGTAAAGAACAACGGAAAATTAGACACATGAAAAAACTTCTTCCATTTCTCTTTCTATTATCAGCACCAGCTTACGCTGATATAAAACAGGAATTTGTTACTTCTGCACAGATTACTGTTGATATGCCATATAGCGTCACCAATAAACTTGGAACGACTTATTCAATATCAGGTAACAACATAACTCCATCTGTAACTTCTGGAGGATCTACAACTGCTGGTCAAATTGGTGGACTCAATGTTGGTTCGTTGACTGCTGGCGTTCCAGCTTTAATTCAAACTGATAAAGCGGTAACAACATCGGGATCTGCTTTCTCTCTTACAGAATCCATAACAATGGGAGATGCCACACCATCTGTAATAACTCCTTCTAGTGGTATTGCTACAATTCCTCATCTATCAGGACAGACAACAGTAGGATCAGGTGGTACTGCTGGAAACCTTGCTCTGACTTCACTTTCATCAGGTGTTCATACTTGTACTGCTGGAGGATCAGGTACAAGTTGCGTTGGTTCCACTACTGTACGCATTACCATTGACTAGACTTTTCTGGTTAGTTTTATTAGCATTACCTATAAGGACATTAGCCGTACCTGTCGTTCCACAATTTAGATCAGGTTCGAGTCAGACTTCTTCAACATCTGAATCAGTAATAAATGAAACCATCACAAGTCATCAGTATCGTACAGGATATTCCTACTCAGCATCAGGACATAATATTGAAAGCACCGATACAAATAAATATATCAACCCTACAGCTACAACTCTTACAGAACAAACAGTTGGAGGAGTAAATTTTAGTTGGACTTCACCAAACTTAGAATCCGTTCCAAGATTCACAATTACAAATCCAGGGGCATCATTCTCTCTTCAAGAAACTCTGATAACACCAGGGTTAGATACAGTCACAACCATAACAAGGACAATAAATACAAGCACAACTGTAGAAACTTCAACTACGTTTGGGCAGTAGCTCTAATCCTTTGTCCTGCAAGGGTTTTGGCTAATACTACAGTAGCTTCTC